AAAAGGACTAATAGAAGATGCTGTAGCAAACATATTGCTTGCACTAACTCCATACATATCTCCTTGTATTGCAAGACCTACAGCTTCTAACCGTTTGTTTTCTGCTGCTCTAACTTTATTAGAATTCATTGTCATTTTATCTATTTCTGCCAAAATATCATTACTAATTATTGACTCTAAATTACTACCTACACCTCTTACACCACCTCTAGATGCTATAGATACTATGTTTTTAGATTTTGCCCTTCCTTGTTTTAAAGTCATAATTTGATATTGCTTATTAAACGATCTCATTATGTGTTGTGCTTGGCTTTCTTTTTGACGCATATTAAAAAGAGACATATCTTTTTTATGCTGCAAACTTAAAGCTAAACTTTTTGTTTTATATTTTTCTGCACTTGCTGCGTAAAAAGAACCAACAGCACCACTAACTGCACCAAAACCTTGTGTAATTATCCCTGCTTGGCCTAATGGACTTAAATCACTCCAACCTAATTTAGCCATTGTTGTACTAACCTCAACGCTTCCTTATTTTTTTAGTATATCTACATAATATCTGTTTACGGTCACACTATCCACCCATAGCTACTTCTAATGTTAAACCTACAATTGTTAGTGGTAATGGGTCTGTTTGTCGTACAAATAACTGCCCATTATCTTGCCATTGTGGTGTAAGCATTATTTTAATATCTTGTGTTTTTAAATCTGGTGGCGATCCATATGGTTCTGTTGTACGTTGTTTTGCTTCTACTAATTTATCTGCACTAGGACCTGCAAAAATACCAGATGATTCTAATACTCGTAACCATACATGGTTTAAATTTTTAACTCTACCTTGACCAAATGCTTCTACTTGTAACGCCATAGGTAAAGTTTGCAGATCAGCTTCTATAGGCAATCCAAGATGCACAATACTAGACGCACGATCTAACGTAATAGAACCACTTGATACAACTTTTTGTGGATGTACTGCACCATCTGCCAATATGTTTATTGTTTTACCTTCTAAAAAAGTAATACCAGATATAACATTTCTTGCAACTTCATAAGTTGTTATGGCTGTATTTCGTAAATTAACAGGTAAATCTCTATCTAATTTTACAGTTGCTACTGTTTGACTTGTAGTAGACGTTATATTGCAACGATAATAATTTGTGCCATCTACTAAAACAATTGCATCGCCAACATCATCAACACTAGGTGGTGCATTAAATAAATTATAGTTAGCAGTTATAGTAACGCTTTCCCCTTTTGTATAATTTGTACCGCCAGATATAGTTACATTTTGACCTGTATTTGTATTAGTACCATTGTAAGTAGCACCTGCATCTACAAAAAAATTATCACGTTGTGTTGCAAATAATCTTGTACCCATGCGTTCTACATAGCGTTTACTTGCACCATTTATAGTTCTTTTTACAATGCAATATGTAACGTCATCGTTGCCTTCAGACACGCAAGCTACGCTTTCAAAAGTACCGTCTGTATCATGTTGATGCCATGCTCCTATTTGTTGTTCTGGTACATATGTAAGACCTAATAATTTACCACTACTGCTTACCTGCCATACAATAGGTATTGGTGATTTTGATAAAGCCATATCTACAATTGTAAAATTATCAAATAAATGTGGAGCACGAAGAGATAAATCACCAGTAATAAATCCATTTGCTTGCCAGTTATAACCTAGTTCTCTTACATGACCGCCACGAGCAGCACCATATACCAAGCTATTATTAACAATTACTGGCTGTGCATTGTTTGCTCCAACGTATGATTGCGGTTTTACTGATATAGATGTAGGTGTTATTGCATCACTATTAACAGAAGTTACACGCCATTCTGCTGATCCAGTAAGCATAAGTAAATTTGTTAATGGAACTATGTGTCTAATAGTATTAGCTTCACGAGCAGCAACTCTAAACTCGATACGGTCATCATCTCGTATTGGCAAACCAAATGACATATTACTTTCCGTACCAGATTTAGTCATCCATATATTTTGTGGTGCATTATTTGTACCTGCAAACACTCTACGTTGTTCAAAATAAGATACAGCACCGGGATAATTGCCAGTACCAACAAAATCATTTTCATGTATTGGTGGTGTTCTAGAAAAATCTGGCGAAATATTATCATCTACAAGAGTTGTAGATGTAGTTTCTCCAAGAAATCCATATATACCACCTTGTTGTTTATATACTCTATATCGACTAGCACCAGTAACTGCGTTCCATGTAATAGTGTTTTTTGCTCCAGTAACAAATATATTATTGTTAACAGATGCAGCAGATGATTGATTACTTTCATCAACTAAATTAGCTTTTACTGCCGTAACAACATATTCGTGTGCAACATAAGTATCTGTACTTGTTGAAGTAGATGATGGTATGTACATAGAAGCGTTAACACCAGTAGGTGCTGCTAAAGGACTACCAAAGTCAATCACACGCAATTCCCATCGTGTTGCTCCAAGTCTTCTTAATTCTCTAGGTGCGTGATTAGGATGCACTAGTGTTATAACGTCAGCAGATTGCACATAATTTACATCAAACAATTCTGCTTCTAAATATGGGTGAGGTATTTCATATACGTTAGGATTTGTTGGCAAAGCATACCAATTAACACTTGGTGGTTGGCTATTAGAATGTGCTGTTTTTGCGTAATAATTAACACCACCCTGTTTTGCTATATCACCAACAGAATAATTGTTACCGCCATTCCAAGCCGCACCATCGTTATAAAATAAAGTCTGTCCTTGCGTATGAAACCTAAAATATTGATCACCAAACTCAAGTACCATAGTTTGTGTTGTATTAAATGTAAAAGACAATAACCTTGTAGATTTATTACTACTTTTAACTTCCCTTACAAATGCAAATCCCGGTCTATTTTGTGCAGGTCCTTGGGGTTTAGCAACAAAATTACGCATTGTTGCTGCTCCTTGTTGGAATTTATTGTCAGCAATACGGCCAAACATTTCTGGTGATATTTCTCCTCCAGAAAAAGCTTGTTTAAAATTGCGTGTTACTGGCATAAATTACCTCCCAGATGTCCAAGGTACTATGTGTTCAACAGTAATATCTCTATGTAAATTATCTGACTGTTTTGCACTTGTTAAATAATTAACCATCATTTGTGAACTACGTTTTGCTTCTGCTGCTCCTTGATCACCTTTAATTACAGGACCTGCAAGCATTGATGCCAAATGCCATGACAACGTAATAACAAATAAAGGAGAAAACAATGATGGATCAGTTATAAACGCTTGATATCGCAACATTGCATTTTCTTGGTTTGTATATATTAAATTGCCTTCTAAAGTAAATTGTTGTGGTGTATATTGCCCTGCCACAATAGTTGGCGCATAGTTAGATGTTATACCTCCGGGAGTATCACCGGCTGACATTCTTGTAGCGTAATCGTTTTGTGCTGTAGGAGATATTATTGCGACAGGTGACATCATGTCCGCAGGGGCTACATATGCATAATCCCATTGGTCAAGCGTATTAGTTGTTAATGCTAAATTTCCACGCTTTGCTGCAAAGTTCCATGTATGCATTTCTAGCAAAGTGTTTCTTGCAATAGGATAAAACCGTGCAGCTTTTTCTGCTTGAGCCGATCCCTCTGGTGGGGATAACGAAGCTATTGTTGCATCATCACCCAAATGAGCTAGGGCAAGGTTGCAAATATCTACTTCAGTTGCCATAACATCTCCTAAAAAAAGAGGAGGTTAGCAGTATTACTACTAGCCCCCAGTAAGTAAATAAGATAACCAATGCCTACTTATTTGCTTCTACAAGTTGACTAATAAGAGTTTCTTTAGTTTGTCTTCTATCTAGTTCAATACCGATAGTACGACCAAACACTTCGAGTTCTGCTTTAGTCATTGATTGATAATCAACTGATTGAGTAGTTGGCTGAACATTTTCTGACGGTACGGTTGTGTTTGACGCCACAGGTAGATCAGGTTCAGTTCCACCAACTAATTCAATATTACTATTAAACTCTCCGTTGTATTCAAACTCTTCGTTAGCTTCTCTCATGGATTGACCAACAAAGCACTTGATTTTAGCTCTGTAAATAGGCATAGATTCTCCTTATTAAGCTACGGTAAAGCCAGAAGCATAGTACTTTTGACCATCACCGATTGTTTCTACTACATCAGCAGTAACTTTACCTGCATTCATAGTACCAACAACAGTATATCTAGCACCAAGATATCTCTGACCTTTGCCGGCGATATCTGGATTTAAACGTACAACAATGTTCTTACCTAATGTAAGGGCTGCTGTAGCTAATACTGCACTACTACCAATAACAGTTGGTGTACCTAGGTTTGCACTTGCACTAGTAATAACTTCAAAAGTTACACTTGTACCGTTAGCAAATGCTTCGGTTAATGCAAAGTTCATGTACAAAGCAGCACCTTCACCCATGTCTCTAGCAACACCTAAATCGATAGTGTTAGTAGATACAGCAGTTGTTGTTACCGCTTGATCTTCGCTCACTCTGAGCAATGAATCTGTAATCATTTTAAATCTCCTTTGTTAATAATAAGATTAAACTACACGAGCTTCGTTGTTAATTAACGAATCGACCTGTCTGATTGGAGTACCTAAGAATGATAAGTAGCTTTTAGCTGTTCCAAACTGTGATAGACCTTTTTGTATTTCAAGAACATTTTGTGATTTATCCATTGCTGCAATTGATAAACCAGAATGAACTGTTCTGTTCATATAAAATGCTGCTCTACCCATAGCCATGTTTGGTATTCTGTAGCACGCTCTTGCCATTAGTTTAGTAAGTGCAGTTGCAGCAGTAGTAGACTGTGTACCAGTAACTCCAATTAAATCAGAAATATCTATGTTGCAAATACGAACAACGTATCTCCAATCTTTAACAACCAAACCGTTTTTCCATTGGTAACGTGTTGCAAAAGCTTGTAGCCTTGTACCGTCACTATTGTAAACAGTTTGCTCACCAAGATCTTCATGAGTTAAACCTGCTTTAGATCCTTTAGGAAATGGACAATAAACAGTTTGATCACCCCAGACAACTAAATATACAGAAGCGTTATCAGAACCTGATCCACCTGCATCAAGAATGTTTACAGCATTATCTGCGGAAAGATCACCGTATCTTGGTGCTAAACCTAGAAACTTTTTAGGATCTGTTCCGGGATTACCATAAAACATAGTCTCAGCTTGAGTCTGGTTCATTGCTTCCAAGAACGCAGTATCTTCAGATAAACGGAACTGTGCAGTGTTACCATTTAA